ACGTTGAAGGCGTTGCTCCGCAAGTTTCTGTAGCTACTTAGAACAAAAGCTACATCGCTGAAATCGCACTTTTACTGTAGGATCTCTTGCACTCTATTCAAAACTAGTATATAAAAAATTTACTATACATTTAATAAATGATGAATGCTGACGCGTATAGTCGACAACCCTAGGGACAGTATTCAGATATCTAGGAGGATATTAATATGGCAAATACAACATTTTCAGGACCAGTCAGATCAGAGAATGGTTTTGAACAAGTAACAAAAAACGCAACAACAGGTGCATTTACAACAAGTGCTACTTATAATGCAACTATTACTGGTGGTGTTCAATCACTATCAGGAGCGGGTGCAGTTGACCTTACTAACTTAGTAACTGAATTAACTACTACTGGAGCTAATGCATTAACTTTAGCTGATGGAACAACTTCAGGGCAAGTTAAAATAGTTAACATGATTGTTGATGGTGGAGATGGAACTTTAACTCCAGTTACATTTGCAAATGGAACTACAATTACTTTCGATGCAGTAGCTGAATCAGCTACTCTAGTTTGGAATAGTACTATTGGTTGGGTTGCGACTTCAGTTCAAGGTGCAACAATAGCGTAATAACTAATTTATTGTGGGGCTTCGGCCTCACATAAAATATAAGGAGATAAAAATATGTCATCAATATCATCAAAAGTAAGACAATCAGTTGTCTTAACAGCGGATGGACAACTACAGGGTTTAGTAAATACTAGTAGCACTAGTACAGCTACTAATTTATTGAAAGTAAATATTATGAATATATTTGCTCAATCTACTGCCGCTGATGCTGAAATAAAAATATATAACGAAACAGGTAGTTCTAAAACAGCATCTAAATTAGTTTTTCATGGTAAATTTGGAACAGCAGCAAACCACGTACATGAGTTTCAGATGCCTGGAGCTGGTATTTATTGTGATGAGGGTGCATACGTAGACGTTACAAATTGTGATTTTTTTTACGTAATAGGAACTTTTTAAGGAGAGTGGCCAATGGCAAACACTACTTCACAGTCTTATAGTTTTGATCAAGACTTTTCAATTGATGAAATTATTGCAGACGCATACGAACGTTTAGGTTTAGTAGGCACTGCTGGTCATCAAATTAAAACTGCTAGAAGATCTTTAAACATTCTTTTTCAAGAATGGGGAAATAGAGGAATACATTTTTGGGAAGTAGGAAATACTAACGTTAATTTAGTTGTAGGTTCAACAACAAATGTAGACGCAACTGATGAAGGTTCAGGTACATATACTTTTTATAGAAATTCAACAGACGTTCCAGCCGGTGGGGCAAATCCTCCACAAGCTACAACTACACCTGTTACAAATATTTATGGTATTTCAGATATCTTAAATGTTTCTTACAGACAAAATTATAATACAACTTCTCAATCCGATACAGGATTAACAAAAGTTGCAAGAGATGCGTATGCTGCAACAGCAAACAAAGCATCTAATGGAACACCTTCACAATTTTGGGTTCAAAGATTTATAGATAAAGTTACAATAACTATTTATCCTTTACCTAATTCAACTGCTGCATCAAATTTTTTAAGTGTTTATTATGTAAAAAGAATTCAAGACGCAGGAGCTTTTACTAACTCAGGTGATACGCCTTTTAGATTTGTACCATGCATGGTTTCAGGATTATGTTATTATTTATCTATGAAGTTTGCACCACAAAGAACACAGGAGATGAAGTTGTTGTACGAGGATGAATTAGCTCGAGCATTATCTGAAGATGGTTCTGCATCTAGCACATTTATTACTCCGAAGACATACTATCCAAATATATAATGGCTAGATTTGCAAAAGGTAGTAGAGCATTAGCAATCTCTGATAGATCAGGAGCAGCTTTTCCATATAAAGAAATGGTTAAAGAATGGACAGGTGCATGGGTACATACATCTGAATTTGAACCTAAACAACCACAATTAGAACCACATCCTATAGGAGCAGATCCACAAGGATTACTACATGCAAGACCTGCAAGAGTTGAGTTTCCTGTACAAGTTATTTTACCAGAAAATCCATTTACAACAACAGCAGCATCTACAGTTTTAAGTGTTTCTTTTCCTGATAATAAATTAAATGAAGGCACAACATATGTAAGATTTCAAGCTGTTAAACAACCAGTTGGAGGTGTTGCAATTACAACTTTAGAATTATCTACAACATTGAATGGAAATATAAATGATTCTGTCACGACAATTACTTTAACAGATGCAACTGAGTTTCCAACTTCTGGTTTTATTATGATAGAAAAAATTGATACAACTCCAAACACAACTAATTATGGAAAATATTTAAATGAAGTAATTGAATACACCGGTAAAACTGGTAACAATTTAACAGGATGCACACGTGGAACTTCTGCTCCATACAAAGGTAGAACTTTATCTAACACAACAGCTGGCTCTCATTTATCAGGAGCTAAAGTTTATGGATCTTATTTAGCAACAGCTGTAGGAACAACTTTTAATACAGGCGCACAACCTGCTACAGAAATTATATTTAATTCATTAACAGTGCCTTTAGTATCTAATGCTACAAGTGCAGTAACAGGGGGCGGTTTTCAGTGTACAATTGGACCCGTAAATGATAGAGGTTAATTATGGCTGGAGTTTCTAAATATACATACACAACATTAAAACAAGCTATTTTAGATTATACTGAAGTAGATGATAGTGTTTTTACAACTACTATTTTAGATGGTTTTATTATGTCTGCAGAGTTTAGAATAAACCAGGATGTTCCAATGGATTCTGATAGATCTATACAAGAAGGAACTTTAGCTGCTGATGATAATACAATTAATGCACCAGCAGGAACTTTATTTATAAGAGGTATAGAAGTATTTAATTCTACTTCAGCTACTACTGGTCAAGGTCGGTGGTTAGAGAGACGAGACCAGACTTTTATATCTGAGTATGTAGGAGAGTTAACAGGAAATTCTGGAGGACAAACAGCTCAAGATGTTACAGGATTACCTAAATATTATTCCATGTTTGGAGGCGCTACTAACACTACAGACACTACTTCAGGAGGTATGTTTCTTGCACCAACACCTGATGCTAATTACAAATTTAGAGTGTATTATAACAAAATGCCTACTGGTTTAGGTTCTGGAACTACTGGTACTGCAGAAACATTTTTAAGTACATATTTTCCACAAGGACTACTATATGCTTGTTTAGTAGAAGCTTTTGCTTTTTTAAAAGGTCCAATGGAAATGTTGACACTTTATGAAAATAAGTATAAAAGTTCTTTACAAACGTTTGCAGCTATGCAAATTGGAAGAAGAAGAAGAGACGATTACACGGATGGAACAATAAGATTACCAATCGAGTCACCGCCTCAGTAATTAGGAGAAAAATTATGGCAATAACATCAGCAATATGTAATAGTTTTAAAGCAGAAGTTTTACAGGCGCTACATAACTTTACAGCATCATCTGGAAACAGTTTTAAATTAGCTTTATACACAAGTTCAGCTACACTAAATAAATCAACAACTGCTTACAGTTCAACAAACGAAATTTCAAACACATCAGGTTCAGCTTATGTTGCGGGTGGAAAAGCACTTACAAGTGTAACTCCAGCTTTATCAACTGACACAGCGTGTTGTGATTTTGCAGATATTAGTTATACTTCTGCTTCATTTACAGCCAATGGTTGTTTAATTTATAATGATACAAACGCTGATAGAGCAGTTTGTGCAGTTGCATTTGGATCAGACAAAACAGTTTCAAGTGGAACTTTTACAATTCAGTTTCCAGCAGCAGACGCAAGTAACGCTATAGTTCGAATAGCATAGGGGTAAATCCTTATGTCTAATACTTGGAACCAAGCCGGCACTACCTGGGGTTCAAATCAATGGGGCGAACAAGGTCCTACTATAGTTACATTAACAGGTCAAAGTGCTACTTCAAGTGTAGGTTCTGTAGATGCAATATCTTCTGTTATTTTAACAGGACAATTAGCAACATCATCCGTTGGTGCAATAGCACCTGCAGATGTAATGGGTTTAACAGGTCAATCGGCAACATCTAGTGTTGGGTCTGTAGTTGTCGGAAGAGCGTTTGTTTTAATAGCACCTTCAGCTGCAACAACAGGCATTGGTGATCTTACAATTACTAATTCTGAAGTACAAATACCACAAGGTTCTCAAGCAGACGTTTCTGTAGGTTCAATATCTCCTGCAGATGTAATGGGATTAACAGGAGTTTCATCGACAGCAAGTGTTGGATCTATATCTCCAGCGGATGTAATGGGATTAACTGGTCAATCGGCAACAGCAAGTGTTGGTGAATTAAATCCTGCAGATGTAATGGGTATAGTAGGAGTTTCAGCAACTTCTAGTGTTGGTTCTATAGTTACAGAAGTAGCTTATCCTTTAACAGCACCTAGTGCTCTAACTTCTTCAACAGGTACAATAAATCCTGCAGATGTAATGGGATTAACAGGAATTCAAGCAACAATTTCAGTAGGAAATGTTGCACCTTTAGGTTATGAAAATATTGATATTACAGGCAATACAAGTTATAGTAATCTTGACATAACAGGAAATACGTCTTATACAAACGTAACACACTCAGGTTAGGAGAAAAATTTATGGCATCAACTTACACACCTCTCGGCGTAGAACTAATGGCTACCGGCGAAAACGCTGGGACTTGGGGTACAAAAACTAATACAAATTTAAGTATAATAGAACAAATTTCTGGTGGATACTTAGAAGTATCTATTGCAGGCGGTGCAGGAACTACGACTCTTACAGAAAGTGATGGTGC